GAACAATGTCCCGCCGCCCGCTACGTCGTTGATAGTATCTGCTGCCGTTCCACCACCCACCAAGGCCCCACCGTAAAGAGTTTTGGCTTCCGTTGAGGTATAAACCGCCTTGCTTGCTGAATTTGTAATGGACTTAGCCGTTGATTCGGCTTCGACAAATGCCTGCCTGGTGAGTTCTGAATACCCGTCCCATTCGGTAAATACAGGAACTGCGTATGTCATCGCCGCCGTCGCTGTGGTATCGGTTTCAACGGGGAAGATATACCAAGTGGTAATCTGTGTCGCACCGTAGAACATGATATTAAGCCAAGCATTCAAACCTTCATCGGTGATAATGTTGGGTCTGTCTAACTCTGCCCATTTAAGGTTTCCATCCTTGTCGTAGCACTCAAAGTTCCAGCGTGAACCGGCAATGGCACTTAAAAGCATATCTCTTTGAGATTCAACGCTTGCGCCCATTATAGCCCTTGCTCCTGATTTTTCTTCCATGTTATCCTCCTATGTTGCTATTGTTATTGCATCTTTTGCTATGGTGTCTGCATAAGGCGTTAAGGTGCAAGCCCCGTTGACTCTGACCACTATTTCATCCAAGAACAAGTCGTGTCCCTGTCCGTCATATTCCATTGTCAAAGACCCTGTAAAAGCGGTCGAAACGTCCGTTGCCCCGTAATTTGTCCTGTAAATTGTCCCATCCGCTGTCCCGCCGGCAACCTGCAAAACAGCGAACTGGCCACTCGCGGCCTCAACTTCTGCATGACACGAAAATGGTTGTGTAAGGATATCCGTTGACCACCTTCCTGTTTTAACATCATACACCAGAAAGACATTGGGAACTTCGGACGTAGAACCGGAAACAATCCCCATCCTGACCACGTTATATAAAGAATCGTAGTCCACCCAGTGTTCGGACTCGTAACCCCTTCGGATGCAGACTGATTCTCTGGAATCGAAGTAGTCCTGAATGTCGGTTGAAATGCAAACGATGTTCTTTCCATCGGTCATAAACACACCATATCGTGAAAGAAACACTGCAACAGCCCTTCTGACTACTTTCTCATTGGGGTCAATATTGGGAACATCCTCAATAACCACGGCACTCTTGGCAGAGAATGTCCCTAAAACAGTTGAAAGAACTCTCTTCCCGAAGGTAGAGGGCGAATAACCTTCTATAAGCGTCAGGCATCCCCCGTCTTTGCCCTTCTCTTCCTGCCATACTAAAAGCTCGTTATAGAATTTCTTAATGCAAATAACCCTGTTCGCTCTGCCGTCTCCAACATCCTGCAGTGCTGAATCATCCCCATTGATAACCATTGGATTGTAGGCGCTGGAAATCATAATATATCCCGGCGCTCTCTCGAAAGAATAGGCCGCACGCTGCTTAAAGGATGAAAGGGCATAACACTTGCCCATTGAATTAAGATCGAAATAAGGCATCGTTTCGATTGAAACAACCATATCGGCGGTAAGGGTCTTGTCAAAAGAAATTTCATACCAGTAGGTAAATTGATTAGAACTCTGAAACATGGTAGGCTGTTCGTCGGCAGGATGATTAACTGTCACCCATCCATCAGAAGCGAATGACTTGGAATCAACTATTGTTGAATCGTTGGCTGTTAATGACGCAAAGGCTGTTCCGTTCCAATATTTGACTGCAATCGTGGTGGCGGCGGTTTCATTTGGGACTTCACCTACGGAGGCATAAAAGCCACTGATAGGGTCAACGGAATTGAAATAGAACTTGTCGCTTGAAGTCAGTCCGCCGATTTCAATAACATCGGAGGCGTAATACTGATATGTAGCGGTTGAATTGATATAGACGTAAGCCTCGATTGAAGCCACTGGCACACCGTCCCATAAAGACTGAATCTCCATCCAATCGGAATTGTAAGTAACTTCACTGACTTCCACCTCGGCATCCAATACACCGGAGGCAAGAGATAGTCTATACCAGTATCCATTCGCCCCGAACATATACTTGGGTTGATGGTCTGTGGTTATTGCCCAAGTCATTGTGGCCCCGGTAGTGGCTAACGTCGCCCCACCTGAAGCTGTGTTATCGGTGAAACTCGTTACTCCTGTCCATGCTCCGTTCCAGTAGTGCATCTGTGCTACTGCCGCGCTGCCGTTGGGTTTTGTAATTGTCCACGTTAAGGTGTCTGCGGGGGTTTCTGTCCTGATAAAGATGCAGTCATAATTTGCAAGTGTGTCAAGAGAATCCAGAACAGCCACGGTAGTTGAATCGTTGTCGGCAACTTCAATGGAGTAATCGTTTCCCATCTTTGGAATATCGGGTATTGCAGCGGCGCCTTTGTAAATGATGAAGTTAGAAATATGTTCAGTTTCCCCGCTGAATATTCTTGGATATCCTGTTCCATCTGCATATAAGAGATGATCGTCAATGACCGCCCACGAAGCAGGCAACATCGTGCCGGTAGTATTATAAACACTTGAACCAAAGGTTGTTCCTACGGTCGGGGGGTTGTTGGTGGCCTGTAAGACATCTCCATCGGACATCTGGGCAAAGAACTTAATCTGGCTCTGTTTGCCCTTTGAGAATCCGAAAAGCGTCATAACCTTATTCACACCATCAGCGGTCGTGTTCAGTTTGGCGCAACCTTTACGCTTGACAAATCCCGGCCTCAAAGGCCTTAAATTGACAATCTCTGAAAATCCACCCAGGGGTAATTGGTATATTTCACGGACAATATCAATGCCGCCTTCAAGAACCTGATAATCCAATGCGTCAATCAACCTTCCGTCATTTAAACTGCTGTTCGTGCCTTTGACAGGGGTTAAAACAGGATCGGCTTTGTTGATGATTCCACCTTTAATCATATCGTGTCTCCGAACGAGCCGTAGGAAGGTTGACCAGGTTATAATGTGCTGTGTAGCCAAGTTCGCTTTGATAAATCTGTTTATAAAAGTCCGACACTGGAATATTGCTTCTTTTGAGATACGCGACATGGCAGGAATATAGGACTACCAGTGGTCTGAAAGCCGGAGGTATTTCTGGAATCTGCGAATCAACAGTTAAATCGGTTGGTTTGTCGTAAATATATCCATTTAACTGGTAAGTGGCATCCGGCAAAGGGTCAATGCCGATTTGATTCAATCCCTGCCACCAGAGCTTCGGAACACCGGAAGTCGCTAAATGTCCATCTGCTACCGGGTAAATCTCGATAAGAGAAATGGGCGTTGTTGCCAGATATTCAATCGTATCAACGTCATACCCTATAAAGCCAATGGTTCTTGTCCCGTTGACTGTATTTAGGGAATCTATGTTTTGAATGCACCCAGAAATTTCGGCAATTTCTCTTATGCCGTCATTGATTAAATAATTAAGTTCTGCATTACTCCAAAGTTCAGGGGTGTCTTCATCCAGCAAGTCTCTTGTCCGTGTCCGGATACCTTTTAGCGTGTAGGGATAAGCGTCCAAAGTCAAATTGGAGATCGTGCCAGTGAATACAGTTGAACCGGCTCCATCACCGACCGAACTTGCCGCCCATAAATACCGCCAGTCTTTTAACTCTGTTAAGGTTACGCTGATAGTATCAACAAGTTCGCAGTATTCTCTATCAGTGTAAATGTAGCAGTATAAAGTTCCGTAAGTTCCTACTGCTTCATCTCGAACGATTCTCACATAATAATCCGTGGACAGTGACAAAGCCGAAGAGGTATCGGTTGCGCTGACGGTGGAGTTTCTTTCGGTCAGGATTAAGGTTCCGTTTGTCCAGCTAAGTGCAATCAAGTCCGTATCGGCTGTAATGAGGGTTCCTATTGGATTCGAAATAGAATCGCTCATCGCCCATAAATAACAAGATTCCGTTCCCGTTCCGACTGTTACTTTAAAATTAAGGCTATGCTCAAAGTCACCGGAAAAATAACTGGCACCGAAGTCATACGTCAGTTGCATGGTTTCGTCTGTGTCAAGTCCTGCAATCGCTAAGGTGTTTGCCGCAACTGTCAGACGGGAAGAGGTATCAGTTTCCGTGTATCCTGTGTAATTTTGTAGATTACTCATTGCTCACGGCCTCCGGTATGCTGGTCAAAAGTCTGGAATCCTGTTTGGGGTAGGTTCGTGTAAACTTCTTTAACTGAATAGCCTCAATGTAGCGATTGTAGGCAAAAGCCCCCTGTTCTCTTCTTCCTTTTCTCATGTAACATCGTGAAACAGCATACCAAATCATATCCTCATGATAGACCGCGGGAATAGAAGGCTCGTCCGTGTCGGAACTCATTTCAGTCAATGGATAGTCTGAAATTGTGGCATAGAGAGTATAGGACGATGCAGGAATGGGCTCAACAAGAATAAAACCGCCCCACTGCGTCCAGTATTGTGGAGTGACCCCCGTTAAGGGCAGTCTACCGAAATGCTTCAAGGTGATTTTGGGTAAACCTGTCCGTGTTCCCGTTACAGGGATATATTCAAGGTTTTTCACCTTAAATCCAGAAAACTGAACCGTTCTTGACGAAACCGTTGTGGTCAGGGTATCTATATGTTCCAGACACCCAGTCTTTGCTGCTATATCTCTTTCGGCGTCGTTTAAAAACCTGTTTAAAACGGCACTGGTAAAAATAGCAGAAGTTGAGTTCTCGTTGGTTATCGTCAGAACTCTGGTTCTTAAATCTGAAAGGTCTGGGTAGGCCATTTGCGCTCCTACTGTAAATCTAGAACTGAATCAGGTTCACGTTCTTGAAAATACTTTTGCAATTCCTCTTTCGGGTGAATGGACAGCACATAAGGCGACGGTTTGTAGTGCCACTTGTTTTTAACCTGCCGCCATTGTCCGCCGGGAGTTTTCTCGTTGTGGTAAATACTGTCATCTGAAAAGGTTATATGATTTGGAAGTTTAAACTCGTCCGTCAGGTGTTGTCCTTTGCTTCTGTCGGGGATACCGTATTTATTAATATACCCTTCAAGGTCATAGCCTGCCTGCCGTTCAAGTTCCAACTGCTCCCTTGAGGGCATCAGCGCACGGTTTTTTAGGTTTCCGGCCAGCTTGTCAACAATTTCAGGGTCAATATCCATTAGAAGCTCCTAGATGTCACTCCAATCAATCGCCTGCGGAAATTCCACCGGCGCTCTTCTGTCATATCGGTTTGCAATCAAATCTACATTTTCAATGACCATCTTACTCAAAAGACTCTCGGCAGGCATCCCCTCGGTCTTTGCGCCCCTGAAATACTTGACGGCGTATTCAGCAATCAAATCATCAAAGAGCTCATTGAATGGAATTGTCGCCGTTGTGGTAGTAATAGCAGTCGGCCTTTGAAAGTAATCCGCTTTAACCGTGTAGTCGGTAGAGGTGTGCGGTGTAACATAGAGCTTTGTTCCCCTGATTTTGTAGTGCCTCGGTTCGCCTGTTGACGGGTAGGCAATTTCAACATCCACGGAAGGCAATGGCGTTAAGGTGTAGTCTTTTCCGTCAATGTAGGGCTTCCCCTTCAATCCCCAAAAATCCGTAGGCAGATACCCAAAGGAATCATCGGACGTAATCGTAACATCCGAACCCGCTAAAGCCGCCGTAACTGCATCAGTAGAAGCTAAGGTCAAAGTCCCTACCGCAACGGTGTTGATTCTGAACGGGCCGGCGTTTCCGCTGGAGTCTGTCGTAATCGGCATATCAGCCGCAAAGCCTTCAGCGACAAACTGCACCGCCGAATCGGTGATGGTGTCCGGGCCGGAATCCACAAAAGCTATGGTGCCCGCCTTGTAACTGACTTCCGCGAATACCTTCACTTCCATTTGGCCGGTGATTAAATCAGACTCCAGGACATACAATCTCTTGGCAATAGTTCTGACGGCCTGATCCACTACATGAACCAGGTCGTCTATTGTCACTTGTATGTCAGGTCTATATTGAATATAGTCATAAATATTTTGGGTTGTGGACATTTACGCCCCCAAGAAGATAACTCTAATTGAAGTCAGTTCCGACAAATCCTCTCCGTCTTTTACTTCCAGCGGAACGGTCTCAATCTCGTCGGGTCTCCCGTAAACATACATGGCGGTTCCGGTAGTAACTGACTTCCCGGTAATTCTTGTCCCCGGATACATGAGATCAAGTTTTGCCTCGTCGGTTCCGGCTGTTCCGCCCAGGGAAATAAACTCTTCCGTAACCGCCCCGTTTTCTGGAATCTGTCCACTGTATCCCCAAATCAAAATAGGATAAGCCGGTGTGCAGACATTGGTTGCGGCACTCATGCTTTCTTCCGCCACAAAGCGGTTATACAGGAATCCAGCGGAAGGCTTCTTGATGTAAGTCACGACACACGAGGTCACTGCGTCTCCTGCCGTAAAGGTGATAACTCCGGTTGTAGCGACAATCTTGCATTCCCCTGTTGCCGGGGTGTCGTCCTTATCCAGCATCAAACATGAATTGGTAGAGGTCGTTCCGGTAGCATTGATAGACTGAATAGCGATAGGGACGTTGGTCAAGGTAGCCGCGTTGGTCGTAGTGGTTTGAGATTCTTCCTGAACAAGATTATCCCAAACGTCTTTCCATGCCTGTGTAATGTAGGTCACATAAACCGTATCGCAGAGGTCATAGATGTAAACATCGTCAATAGACAGGGCGCTTGTTCCAGAAGGCGTGAACGCCAATCCGCCGACGGTCGTTGCAGTAATATCCTCGGTGTAAGTTCCGTTCGCTGTTCTAACGGTTCCCGAAGCCCCGCCTAAGCCAATCGCAACTCCGCCGCTGGCATAGCTGGACACTGTATAAACCGTCCGGTAAGTATGCCCTACGGTCGCAGCAAAGTCGTCGTGGGCGAAAGTTTCAACCGCCGCGCTTGAGGCTTTAACCGCTTTTCCATCAGCAATAGACCAGTTCGCTCCTGCCGTCCATCCTGTCCCAACTCCAATATCTCCGTTAGTGATTTCATTCGTAACAGGAAGAACGGATAGCGTCGCTCTTTCCCCTTCTGCAAAGATAGCATCCGGCTTTGCCTGACCGTAGGTAATCGTCGCGCCAGAGGTAGATAGTTTCAGCGGGGCACTGGCATGACAGATTCCCATGATATAAGCAGGTGGATAATCAAGGGTAATCTTCCCCGCGGCGGTCGGTGTATGTTGTTCTTCGTAAACTCTCACCGGCGCGTTCTTGAATAACTTGATTTTCTTATTGGCGTAATCATAGCCAATCGAAAATCCCTTTTTAGCTTCAGGGATGAACACTTCAACATTGTGCATCCCCAATTCCTGATCGCTGTTAAAAGATTCGCCGCCAAACGGATAAGATGAGTCGAAGGCAACATCCGCAATAACGGCGGCCAAATCTCCAA